GCATTGCAAGATGCGCGCGTGGAAAAGCGCGCGCAGAAGATTGCAGACCAGCGCCGTAACACGGAACCCAACCTCGCCGGTCAGCTGGCGGACGTTACTGTCCGCAATTTCAAGCTGGACAAACGCGAGACCGATGATAACGCGAAATACATCATCCCGTACTTTGACAAGATCGTGTTGGAGGCGTCAGCGAACCTGCAAGGCCGCATTCCGTCCCCGTCAGAGCTGCAGGGATTGCTTGATTGGGGCTGGGACCGTGCGACGGCCGCCATGTTCCGCGACGCGCAAGCGCGCGCTCGCACGCGCAGGACCACGCAACCGGCAGCTAGGGCTGCTAACTTAGGTGCCGGTGCTGCGGGCGGCGGCGTATCGGCTAGCGAGCGCGCCAAGATTCCACAGTCAATATCCGATGAGGACATTGCGCGCGCTAAGGCACTCGGCATTTCGGTGCAAGACCTGATCGAAGCCGACGCCGGGCGCGATGTTGTTCATGCCGATAGCGATTGGCGCAATGACCGGCGCAAGGTCGGCGCACTGTTAGAGCGATAAAATATGGCAAACGAAGATAAGACCATCGCTGCAGGCGCAGCGGAGCAAGAGGGATACGAAGCGATAGGGCAAATGCGCTCGCAACGCCCGCGCGGCCCGGTCGTGACCCTGCCGGGAGCCCATCGCGCGGGCGGATCGTACACCCAAGCCGGTCCCAACACGGTCGAGCTGACCGATTACATGTCTCCGGTGTTCGAGGTGACCCTAAACCCGTGGTTGCCACACCCGGAAATGATGCTCAAAAACCCCAAACCGCGCGATTTCCGTCCGCAATACGGTGAAATAACCAATTATTGCTGGGCGCGCCGCGATGCACACCGCACCGCAGGCATGTTGCGCGCCAAATTCTATCGCGCGGTCAAGATGACTGAGCTGAAAGACGACGTTGACGCTCCTATCGAGGGGCGCGACGTTGACGATTACAAGATCACGCCGACATCACACGAAGGTCCCGACGAAAACGTCTATTTCGAAGACCTGATCCTGTGCGAGCTGACCGAAAAGGGCAAGCAGCACATGTATATAGGTCCGCTTCGACTTGCTTACGTTCGTCTTGCCAATCTGCAGAACCAATTCCAGCAACAGGTGCGCTCGCAGGTCGGTGAGGGGATCGTGGCGACGATTTCAAGAGAGTCGTAAGGAGCAATATCAATGGCAGCGATTGCGGTTACCTCTCCGACCTTGAAAATCACCGGTCTCATTCGCATGCCCGACGTGGGGACTATCCCAATTGCCACCGGAGCGGCTGCTTTTGGTGCCGGTTCGCTTTTGGTGCTCGGCTCGGGCGGCCCGCCGCAGTTTTCCAACCAATCCACCGTTGCCGCCCCTGCGACCAACCCGTCTGCCACCACGGCAACCGCTGGCGGCACGGTAGCGGCAGGCGTGTATAAGTTCGAGCTGACCTATGTGACCCTGCAAGGCGAGTCAACGGTCGGGCCAGAGAGCGCTATCACGACAACCGGCGCGACCTCGACCATCACGTTTGATTCACCGCCTCCGTTGCCTGGCGTCACCGGCTTCAACGTCTATTGCACGGCCGCTAACGGAGCATCCGGTACGGAAAAGCTGCAGACCGTACCGGCCAACCCGGCCAACATCGGCGGCGTTTATACGCTTACGGCCCCGCCGACTGTTGCGACCAGCCCGCCCGGCACGAACACCACGGGCGGAACCGCGCCCCTAGCGCCGACTTTGACGGCAAACGCGACGGCCTCGACGCTTCCTATCGGAACGTATTTGGTGCAGGTCAGCTACCAATACGCCTCGGGCGAATCGCTGCCCTCACCTGCGACCTCCATAACGACGACCGTCGCCAACCCGTCAATCGGCGTCACGGCCCCAGCCGCCCAGCTCGGCGCAATCGGCTATTTCGTCTATGTCACGCCGGTCGGCGGTGCTGCCGGAACGGAAACTCGCCAAGGCGTCCTCACAGCACTCGGCACGAACTCCGTCGTGTCGTCGTTTTCGATCCAAGGCTGCCAAAAGGGCGCGACCAACCTGTCCAGCGGTATTTTGGGCATCGCGATGTTCGATTCCAATGCGATTTACGCCGGTCCCAGCGCGACCTCCACGGGATTCCCAGCGCTCACCGGTATCAATTCAGGTCGCTTCGGGGTTCCGGCAGCCGTGCCAGGTGTCGTCGCTCCGCAAGATCAGACCAACATGCGTTACTACACTCTGCACGACTTCAACCAGCTCGACATCAACCTGCCAACGACCGTAACCTACCCGCAAGGCGGCATGCTGGGCGCGGCTATCGGGTTGTCCATTGATTCGGGCAGCGGGTTCTTTGTCGCTGATCCATCCCAAACCAACAAAGTCGGTACGATTGTCGGTGAGGTCAACGGCCCAGGTTACGGTACCTACGGCGATACGGCCAAGCGCGTGACCATCCAGATCAACGCGAGCGCGATAGCGTTCTAACCCGATAGCCTACTAGGAGAAGATTCAATGGCAGCAGGCGCAGGGATTGTAAACACCTCAACGTGGTTCAACAGTAACTCGTTGCAGCTGCGGGCGGCGTTCATCAAGAACGTCAAAGAGGCACCACCGCTATACACGGAGATTTTCAACGTGTATCCGCCTGACATGAAGCGCGGCTTCTGGACGGTGCTGCCGATCATTGACCTTGGCCCGATGGCGGTCAAGCCCGAGGGCACGGCCCCGGTCGTGCTGCAGCCAGGCGAAGGCACACCGACGACCTTCTTCTTCTCGACTTACGGTGCCATGTATATCATCACCGAGGAAGCCGAGCTGGAAGATTCTCAAAACATCGTCGGGCGCATGCCGGGCATGCTGGCGGCCAGCGAACGGTACACCAAAGAAAACCTGTTCGCCGGTATCATCAATTTCGGCTTCAGCTCGCTGGCCCCGATCTTCGATGGTCAGCCGCTCTTCTCGGCCAGCCACCAGCTCCAAGGCGCTCCTAGCGTCACGCAGTCAAACTCGTTGGGTGCGACTGCGCTCACGCCGGATTCCTTGAACAACATGCAGGTGCTATTCAACACCTGGCTATCCGATGCGGGCAACCCGCTGTCGCGCAGCATTTGGCGGCTGATCGTTCATCCCAACCTGCTCGCGCAATCCGAAGTCTCAATCGGGTCGCCTGCCAAGCCGTACACCTCCAACAACGACAAGAACCCGCAATACGGCATTGCCGAACCGTTCGGCTATCGCTATCAGACCTCGCAGACGCAATGGACCGTCATCGCTCCCAAGGGTCCGCTTGAGGGCGATAGCCACAGCATGGGCGTGTCGTACAAGTGGCAGAACCGTCAGCGAACGTGGTACGATGATCCGTCGAGCAACGTCGCGCACAAGAGCACGTTCCGCACGGCGTTCGGCTCGATTGATTGGAGAGGCGCAGCTTCAAGTCAAGGCTCGACGTAAGGAGCGCTCATGCCGACTGCAACTCTTCAAAAAGTAAACTATCCGCGCAGCATGCAAATGGATGCGCTGTCGGTGTTGGGGTTTAATGGCCTGGCGACCGGCACGATCACAAACCCGGCAAACAGCTCGATTCAAGGCCGCCTGGTCCTGCCGACGAGCTGTAAGGTGTATCGGGTCACGCTGTATGTCTCGGCGGCGACGACCGGTGCCCCGGTGTTCAACGTGGTCGTGGGCGAAGGTGCTGACGGCTCTCCGTCTGCCACGCTTGCGCCCACTGACGGCTATTTCATTTCGGGAGCGTCACCGCCCACGGCGGGAGCCTATGTCTTTGCGACTGCAGGCAATGCGTTCTTTGCTGCCGACCAAGCCTTCACGACAACGGCCGCAGGATTTGTCAGCTTCACGCCGACGAATTGGGACGCCATTTATGCCGCAGGCCAATGTCTGACGCTTCGACTCGGCGGTACGTCAACCGTGCAGAACATACAGGCGGTGTGTCTGATTAAGCCGTACGATACGGTGCAATGGAGACCGCTGGGAACGGTCAACGTGCCCAACGCAGGCGGCTTAGTCGCAGGCACGTCCATAACTCCTGATCCTGTCTTCAACCCAGCCATTGACATCGCTTGAGTACAATGGATGAACGGAAGCGAAATCATCTTCCGCCTACGAAATTTAAGTGGCGAATTGGACCCCAACGGTCGCTTCCCCGACACGTCGCTTTACGACCACATCAATTCCGCCCAGGATGCAATCTCTGACGACATAGAGTGGCCGCGTGGACGCTGGTCTGCCAACACGGTCATAACGCCAGCTCCGGTCGGCACGTACCAGCTTCCTGAAATCGTCAAGCTGCTGCGGCTCTATGTCAACGGCCAGCCGGTTCCGGCGACTACCAAAGACCTCATAGAAGGCAACCAAATCGGTCTGTATGACGATACCGGCACGGGCTACAACCCGCAATGGACGCAGCAGGCAGCGACCGCGTATCCGGTCACCGTCTTGCGCGGCTGGCCGCGCGAGCTAGTGCCGTGGGTGCCAGGTCGCGCGCCAGAGTATTTCCGCGAGGGTGCCAACATAACGCTTGTGCCGAAGCCCTCAAACGTCGTGCCGATGGTCATTGATGTGGTTGACGCACCGCCGATACTTGTGCAAGGCACCGACGTGAGCGTCTTCCCGCGCCGGTTCAAAGACTGCCTGTGCTGGAAGTCTATCGAATACATGCGCGCAGGGGACACGGGCATAGGCGATAACGATACGCTTGCCAATGCCGCACGCGACCGCTATCAAATAGAGCTTGCCAAGGCGATTGAGTGGAACGATGACTTCCAGCCGCTGCTGCCCAAGGGCTTTGTGACGGTGACGAGCGCGCCGTATTTCCAGAGCTTTCCTGTTGCCAAGCACCGCACGACTAGCTCGGGGTGGGGGGACTAGATGGCGTTCGCCGGATTCACCGAGACGAGCGGATCACCATTTGTCTTCTCGTCGCCGCCGTTTGGTTACATCAACGTGCGCTCGTCGCAGTACGGAGCGCAAGGCAACGGCGTCGCTGACGATACGGTTCCGATCAATAACGCTATAGCCGCCGCCAATGTGCTTGCGGCAGGCAACATGCCGGTCGGCGTGTATTTCCCACCGGGCGTGTACCTCATCACCGCAGCTTTGACGACGCCTGGAACGAGCGTCGGTCTGCTCGGCTCTGGGACGTACATGACGACTATCCTCACATCGCTTGCGACCGGGACCGTCCTGACGCTTTCCAATAACGGCAGCTCGGTGGTCGGCCTGTCGTTCCAAGAAAACAACGCCTTGAACAGCGCGACGGCTTTGCAGGTGGCGGCCGTCAACGTCGCCTTGCGCGACCTCACCGTTTCGTCGTGGTCCAACGGAATCACGTTCACAAGCGCAGCGCAATTCGCGCGCCTGATGAAGGTGTTTGTCGCCAGCTCCATCGCCTCTAGTCTTGGGATAAGCCTGGCCGGATCAGATCACGAATTGACCGACCTGGTACTTTCGGGCAATGCCATCATGGCCGGTATTTCTGGCGCGGCGTTCTCCGATGTCGGGCTTGCCAACGTGGTCTTCAAGAACTGCTTGACTGGCATGTCGCTTGTACCCGGAAACGCTCAGACAGTCGAAGGTCCGTCGCTTTCCGGGTGCAATTTCGATGGCTGTGCGACCGCTATCAACCTTGCCCCGACCGGCACGGGTGTCATCCAACACCTCAACGTCTCCGGTGGCGAAATCAATAATCCAGCCGCTTCAGCGCAAGGAATCGTCTTTAACGGCCCAGCCAACAGCATTTTGGGGTGCCTGTTCACGGGCGTGCCGTTTGCGCTTGGTGGAGCAGGCGCGACGGCTGTCGTGCCGACAGGTGGAACGAGCGCTGCCAATCCGGTAAGTTTTGAGAATTGCAATTTCTTCGGTGCCACGGCGACCTTTAGCGGCACCGTGCTCACGACCGGGAACAATACCATCTTGGTCCGTAACTGCCCAGGGGTCAATCCACTGGGCAAGGCCATTACGACCCCGGCCATCGGATCAACAGGCGTCTTCACGCCCAACCCGTTTGGCTTCTCAGTGGACGTTCTGTTCACAACCATAGCGACAACGAGCGGAGTCAACATCAAGGACACCGCTGGCAATACGCAGCTGGTCATCAGTAACCCGGCAGCTGGTTCTGTCATACCACTCATCAGGCTTGAACCCGGCGAGCAAATAGATTGGGCGCAAGCAGGCACGCCCTCTTGGGTGTGGCTGGGGAGAAGCTAGCGTGGCCGTCCGGGTGCGGATGGCAAAGCTGCTCACGCTCACAGGCGGTGGCGGCGTTGACACCTCAAACGATCCGCTGACGCTCGCGCCGACTGATTTCGCCGACATGTCTGGCTTCGTGCCGCAGCGTCAGTATCGCGCGTTCAACACGCCGCAAGGCCGCGTTGTCACCTGCACGATCCCAGGACAAGCCAAAGTCCTCGCGCTGACCAAATTCTACAATAGCGTCAGCACATACTATTTCGCGCTGTGCGCCGACAGCACGACGCCGCCCATCATATCCGGCTGGAAATTCGTGCAAGGTGGCTCGGCCGTCCAAATCCTGGGTCCCATTTCGCTCGGCATTGGTCCGCCGATCATGGTTGTGGCGACGACCTCGACTGTAGGCGGAACGGTTGCCATCGGCACCTACAAGATTCGCATTACGTTTGTCAACGCGATTGGCGAAACGCTCGCGTCGCTAGGCGAGCAGACCGTCAACACGACGACAAACACGTCGGTCATCAACGTGCCTAGCCCCACGCTTGCCACGATCAATCAAATGGGAGCCACCGGCTGGAATTGCTATATCACCCAAAACGGCGGCGCGACCAATACCGAGACCTTGCAAAACCTGTCGCCCACAAACATCGGCAACACGTTCTCGCTGACAGCCCCGCCGACGAACACCGGTCACGGTCTGCCTGCCGTCAACACGACGACGACCGCAACGCTTGCGAGCATACGCGCATCGCTGCTCGTCTATGAAAGCCACCTGTACGTCAGCTTTTCGGGAGACCCGAACGAGGTCCAGCCGTTCACCTTTAAATTCGATGCAAGCGCGGTACCCTCGAATTGGCAATGTATGCCGCCCATTGTGGCTCCGACGCCTGGCTTGGGCGGTGGTGGTAACCTCTCGGGCGGATACTACTACCGCATCACCGGGTCAAGCACCGTGACGGGTATCGAGACAAGCCCGTCGCCCTCGTCGGTCATCGTCAACCCGTCCGCTCAGATAGTTACGATTGCTGGTGCCAGCCGGTTCCAAGACTTGTGGCCCGTGCCGACGTTTGATTCCGCACAGATTGATACGATCAACGTCTATAGAATCGGCGGCGCTTTGTCGGATTGGCTGCTTGTCGGCACGACGACGCCGGGGGCGACCAGCTTCAGCGATAACCTGCCTGATGGTTCTGTGACCGGTCAGACGATGGTATTTCACCGAGACCCGCCACCCAACATGGTCGGCGTCGAACTCTATAAAGAGCGAGTGTTCGGCTGGTTCAATTCTCTCGGCGCGGAGTCGTCCAACACGACCTTGACAAAACCGTATCCGCCGCAAGCGCTCAGCTCGTCGTCACTGTATTATGCCAATCCGACTGAACCGTGGGGCTTCAATAACGACCAGCAAATCTTGCCCATATCGTATAACCCGACGATCCTGCAGGCCGGTGGCGACTACGGGCAGGTCTGCAAGAAGGTCGCTGGCGGCCTGCTGCTGTTCAAAACAGAAGGCGTGTGGCCGCTAGCTGGTGAGGACCCGTCATCGTTCTCGGTGGACTATTCTTGGCCGATGGGGCTTGTCTCGTACCATGCGGTGGCTGAAGGCGGCGGACTTGTCTTTTGGTGTTCCAATCAAGGCGTGTTCTCGACTGACGGCTTGACGCCGACTTATATCGGCGGCGACATTCAAGTCTGGATTGATAACAACACGACGCTTGCCGACCGCCAAGCGACGGCCGGATTCTTTTTCAATCAGGTGTACTACCTGTCGTTCCCAACGCTTGGCGTCACATGGGGCTACTGGCTGGCAAGTCAGAAATGGCACAAGCTGCCTTGGGCCACTGATGTCGCCTACTACGAACCCGAGCGTTCGGGAGCCAATAACGCGCAAGAGGTCGTCGCGTCCAACCCGTCCGTGCCGGGTGAAATTGACGTTTGGTTTGCGGCCGAGACCGACCGCTCCCAGCCTATCACCTCGACGTTTTTGTCCAAGATCGAAGATAACGACCAGCCCGAGGTCACCAAAGCCTATACCATGCTGTCGCTGTCGGCTCCGGTGCAACCCGGTGTCTTGGTCACGGTGACCATGAACATCAATCCAGGTCAGGTGGCCCCGCCGCAGTCGCAGACCTATACGTTTGATTTGGGGCTGGGTCCGACCCAGCGCAAGAGCATATCGCGCAGCTTGCAGGGAACTAGCCTGCAAGTGGCCTTGTCCATGACGACCAACCAAAAAGTCCGCTTGTCGCGCCTTGTGGTCTATGGCTACGAAAAGCGCGAGGGCGATGTGGCGAGTAACCAGTGAAAACCCCCGAAGAAAAGCGCCTATGGCATAATGCGCGTACAAAACGGTGGCGTGACCAAAACCGTGACAAACGTCGTATTATTGACCATAACAGCCATCGAAAACAATGGACCAAATTGCGCTCTGACCCAAACAGAGTCCAAGTATATCGAGATAAGGTGCGTCCTATTGCAAGGCGAAATATGAATATCTATAGACGACGAGTGCGCCGTATGGCGTTTGAACACTATGGTCTAGCCTGTGTTTGCTGTGGTGAAGATAGAGATCAATTTCTTTCTATGGACCATATCAACGGTGATGGTGGCGAACATAGGCGGACACTAAAAGGCCAGGGGGTTACCAATATTTTTCAATGGTTGAAGGCTCATAACTACCCCCCTGGATTTCAAACATTATGCTTTAATTGCAATCTAGCAAGGGGTTTTAGTGGATTGTGCCATGACCACGAATCCTTTAATGAGGCTTGTGCGTGCTAATGGCGACACCGGCATTTTACAAACCTTTCGCGCGCCGCTCCGTCCAGCGATTCTTAGGCGGCAGCAACGCCTTCGCGCCTACGAGCGCGCATAGAGCGTGGGTCCCAGCGCGGCCCAAGGGCGGTTGGAGCCTCACGCACCGGTCGTCGGCCTTGACCTATAGCCGACTCGGTAGCGGGTCCGTCCAGCCGCGATACATCACCCAGCATGACCGCCAGCAAGTCGTGACGGCCATCCCCAGCTTCGCCGCAGCTAACTTCTTCCAAGCCACCGTTAAGATTCCGTTCTGGAACATTTCGCAGTTCTCAGTCGGTCAATTCGACCGCGTAGATACTCAACCGAGCATCATCCACATCGAATGCACGATGGGCAACGTCATCGTCGCCTGGTGGCGCTTCGATACCAATGTGCATACAAGTCCCGGCTTCAATCAGTCGGGTCCGACAACGATCACAACGGCTAGCTCATCGCCGCCGTCAAGCGAGACACCGGTCAAGTCGCGCATCCCAGGCGGCGGACGCTATCAGCCTATCACGGCCGCGCTCATCGTGGAGCTATATAATGTCGGCGGCGGGCCGAGCAATCCGGGGAACCTTGTCGTGGATGTGGGTTGCCACGTCGTGTATCAGCCGAGGTAGCGACTATGGGACAACCAAACATGCAGTTGCCAGGCGGGATAGGTTCGATTGATCCGTCCGTGTGGATACAGCTCATCCCGCTCCTCGGGCAAATCCTGCAAATACCATCAGGCGGCGGCACCGAAGGAACTCAGACACCCAACACGCAGAAACCCCTAGGCGGCATGCTGGCGCGCGATGAGAACCCCCTCACGCCAGGCGAGGCCGACATACGCAAGATTCTGGCGGCGATACATGGTCAAGCCGGTGGCCCTGCGGGCATGTCCTACGGTCACTATGGCTCGATGTTCGGCGGCATGGACGCGATGAATCCCAAACAGTCAGCTCCTTGGTCGCGCGTGACCGGTAGGACGGTAGCGCAATGATAGCGCTTGCGGAGAGGATGAAGGCGACAGACATACTGCCTTGCACGGCGGCGGACCTTGCCTATATCGAAGCGCAGCTCAAGAGCTACTGCGACGAGGTTGGCGCAGAGCCGTTGCCGCGCGAAATGCCGTTGCATTGGGCGATTTGCTGGCACAAGGGCGAACGCATCGGATGTGTCAGCTACGGCTATGTCAACGGCTGGCTTGTGTGCATGGACCTGTATGGCACCAAACGCGGTTCGATGATCCTGGCGCGTTGGATACTCGACAAGGGCAAGCGCATGTATAAGCCGGTGTTCGGATTTGTGGACCCGCGCAACCATAAGATGATGGAAGCCATAACGAATGGCAGCAAAAATAAGAAACAGCCGCATGCGGTCTTGGCGGCCTACTGCATTATGGGGGTGAGCGAATAATGGGACCGGCAGCAGCAACCTGGGTGGCAGGCGCGGGAACGCTGGGCCAGCTGTTAGGCATGAACCAGCAAAAAAACGCGGCCAAGAAGGCGGCGGCTGGCGAAAGCGCGGCCGTGCAGCAAGTCCAAAACATTGTCAATTGGCTGACGGGGCCAGAGGGTCCGGCCATCGTGCAGTCCGATGTGATGAAAGGAAACACCCAGGCCATCAACACGTACTTAGACCGCCTGCATAACCTCGTCAACCCGGCTGGCACGATCAAAGATTTGCGCGCGCAGGGATTGCAGGCTGGGATCGAGGCGGGCAACCGATTCCGTTTGGGAGCTGCCACTGAAGCTGCCAATCTTGAATCGGGCATCGCGCAGACCTATGGCAATGCGGCCACCGGGGCTGCAGGAGCGGCGTCCGCGACTAACCTCGGCCCGATCATCGCTATGCTCATGCAGGCGGTAAGCCGTCGTTCGCCGTCAGCGTCAACAGCACTGGACCCCACCACGCCGTTTCCATCCGGGGACTTAACGGCTCCATTTGCAGCGCAACCCGGAGGTATCTTCGGTCCACCCGGAGCGCCGAATTGGGCCAATGCACCTTGGATGACGACGCCTGGTTGGGTCACCTCTGGCCCTACGGGTTCCATGACGCCGGGATACACGGGGCCTGGGCAATGAGATTTGCCTTTGTCGGTCCCAAGCCCATACCCGGCTGCTCGCTGCCGATGCAGGCTCGGCTTTCCGATGAAGGCCATGAGGTCGCCGTGTGGATAGGAGCACCTGAATCCGAGGAGGTTGGCGAAGGCATTGTCGAGCACAAAGAATCTCTGCCTGCGCTTGTTGCCTGGGCACGCGAGAAGCCGTCCATCGTTGTGTTTGACGAATGCGACATGGGAGCGCAAGCGGACATACTACGCCGTCAAGGTCTGCGCGTTATGTTCAGCTCGCGCTTCAATGACAAGCTGGAAAAAGACCGCGTGTTCGGCTCTGACATAGCAAAAGAGCTGGGCTTGAATATCCCCAAGACGATAGAGTTTGGCACGATCCAAGAGGCTATTGATTGGGCGCACGGACACAAAGCCGACCACGGCTGGGTCTGGAAGACGGACAAGTACCTCAAGGCCGACACGACGTTTTCGGTTGACGACACGGCTGATCTGCCGCGTTACCTTGAGGACATTCGCACGGACTATGGCGACGACGTGCCTTCTATTGTGCAGGAGCAGCTTGAGGGCGTAGCGCTTTCGACGAACTCCTGGTTCAACGGCCAGACCTTTTTGGAGCCATACCTTGGGACCATCGAGCACAAGCGCTTTATGAACGACGACATCGGCCCTTCGACGGGCTGTGCGCTCAATCTGTCGTGGGCCTATGACGGCATTCCCAAGATAGCGCAAGACTTGCATTTCGATAAGGTTGCGGACATGCTGCGGCGCAACCAGGCACCGGTCGGCATTTACGACATCAACGCGCTCATCGCCACGCGCGACGGCAAGCCGTATTTTTTGGAGTGGACGCCGCGCATGGGATACGATAGCGAGCCAACGTCGCTGCGTTTGGTGGATGACCTGGGCGAGTTTTGGACGCAGCTGGTGGACGGCAAGCTATCCGAAGCACCGTTTGCGACGGACCGGTTTGCGATGAGCGTGCGGCTGTCCGTGCCGCCCTATCCGTGGGAGGTGGTCACTAGCGAGAAAAAGTCGGCGCATGGCATTCCCCTCGGAGGTTTTGAGTCCGTGTGGGAAGACGCGTTTATGGGATACGGGGTTGCAAAAGATGACGATGATAAGTATTTTGTCGCTGATTGGCACGGTCTGGTCGGGCTTGCAATCGTGGCTGGTACGAATCTGGCGGCGATGGATCGAGAACTTAACGAACGGGCTGGAACCATAAAAGGCTACTACAAGAGCCTGCAGTACCGCACCGACGTTGGACGCAAGCTGATAGAAGACATCAAGGCGCTTGACAAGCTGGGGTATGTGATCAAGGTATCGAGCGCGAGGGAGGCTGCATAATGGCCGGTGAGATAGCGGCACCCATCAGCCTACCGGCGATTCCGTCGCCTGCGGCCGGTGTCGGCGCGCAAGTCATCGGCGCTGGGCTAGGTGAAGCCCCATTTATCAAGCAGCAGTTTGACGAACAGCAAGCCGCGCTCGATGCTGCTAAATTCCAGCAGGGGATGCAACGCTTCCAATTCCTCTCGCAGCTCGGGGCGACTAACCCCGATAAGTGGAGCGCTGATCCGCAGTACCAGGCGGCGATAGAAAAGTGGGCTCAGGACATAGGCGTACCGGCTCCCTTTGTTGAGGGTCCGCAGGGACGCCGTGTGGATTTTCAAGCGCTGGGCGTGCATTCGGCGTGGCAGACCGCATTGCAAACACCGGGGAATTGGGCCGCATTTCAATCCTACGCGCCGGGACCAGGACGCGATGCGTTCGCGCAAGCGGTGCTGGGCATTGACCCCAACACGCTGCCGGACAATGTTCGTAACATACGCCAGAAATCGCAGCTCACCTCGGCTGAAGGTACGGCGATTATCCAGGATGTGTTCAAGAGCGTGCAGTCCATCGCGGGCGGTAGCGGAACGGTTGCAAACGTCATGGACTACCTGTCGTCCATGCAGCAGACCCTAGACGGAATCTTTGGTGACAATTTCACGGATGGTCTTGTTAGCAGGCTATCGCCAGAGCTAGCGAAGGCAGCTCAAGCCAAACTCAACCTGATGGCCCAGCAGGGCGTTGCGCTTGGGGCGCATGCCCAGGACTATCTCGCGCAAGTCGGAGCCATCCATTCGGTTGCTGACTATAACCGGGCACGAACCAATCTGACTAATGTCGAAGCGCAAATGCTGCCTGCGCTCGACACCGCTAAAATCGGGCTCATGTCGAAGCAAGGTGACGCTCTTGTTGCGCGGGCGTCGGCGGATCGTCTGCGCGCTCAAGCGGCTATGGGAACAGGCAACCTCAAGATAGCGCAAGCATCCATTGGGCTATTGCAAAACCACATGAACGGGCTGCAGAAATCGTATGCCGCAAACGATGCACAGCTCACCCGGTTACAGGGTCAGCTTGCGATGGGTGTATTCGCGCCGGATAGTCCGGGTTACGCGCAGGCACAAACGGACGTCGCCACGCTGCAGAACGCGAATAACAATATCCAAAACGAGCTGCAGCAGAGCAACGACGTGTACAACCAGCTCACCGGTGGCACGATGCGGGCCGGTGCGGCAGCTGGGATGCCGGGCTTTTCGGGCATGGGCGGCTTCACGTTTGCCCCGGTGTTCGCGCCACAGACAGGCGCCGGTCCTGGTGTTGGCGCTGTGCCAGGCGCTACTCCTCAAAGCGGTCCGCTTGAAGTCATGCCAGCCAATGTCAGACCTATTGCTGGCTCAACCAAGACGCAGAGCGGCATTGTGTGGCAGCTCGCCTCGGACAATAAATATTATGCCGACCATTATGCACCGGCCAGTACTAGCGTCGCGCGACCGGCCCCGCGAACATCTACCACGACGACGAACCACGCGCCGTCCAAGACCCCGCCAGCCCCTACCGCGAAACCGTATCCAGGTGAATACTACGCAAAAGTTTACGTTGACAATGCTAACGCAGGATACACGGTGGATGAGCTGCGTCAGTGGGCTGAGAAAAATGTGCCCAAGCAGTTTTTCGCGCAATTCAAAAAAGCGCTTACCGACGAACACGGCATTCAATATGGTATGTAAATGGCAGTAAACTTTAACGCTCTGCGTCCAACGTCGCCGCCGACGCAACCAGCGCAACAGCCACAAGCGCCGCCAGCAGCGCCGTCCTTTGATGCTCTGCGCCCGACGTTTACGCCGACTGCCGAACCCACTCCGGAAATGATGCGAGCGACAAGCACACTCGACGAGCTGCGGCCGCAAGCTGGAATGACACCGGCCCCCGTGCTAGCGCAGCAGCTTCCTAGCTACGGCTTCTCGGCCATGAACAAGTCGGGCCAATTCGGATTCTGGCAAAAGCTGAACGGCCTCATGGACATCGGCATGGTCGAAATAGACAAGATGTTCGCGGACGAAAAAGGCAAAGCCGAAATATCCAATATCCAGCAAAAGGAATGGCAGTCGTTCAAGGCAGGCGGATATTTCCGTGGCGGCGTCGGAGCTGCGATGCCCTACATCGTCGCTGCCGATCAGTTGTATTCCCCAGGCTCGCTGCACCTCAACAAGATGCTGGCGCGAGAACCGGGCTGGGAAGGCGTGTACGGGCAATTCATGCTGGACCACCCCACGGCCAACGCCGTAACTGCCTTCCTGGACCAGCTGCTCAACCCCGAGAATTTCCTGCTCGGTCCTATCGGCAAGTTTGAGGGTATCGTGCCGCTTGCGACCCGCATGGGCGGCCGTGCGCTCTCTGCTGCGCTGCACACCTCGCCAATGGTCGGTCGGCTGGCCGATGGCGTCGTGACGACCTATGCGAATAGGGTCACGATCCCGCTACGGAAAGCCTTTGACCGGTACTTTCCCATGCGCGCCGACGCAGGACCCGAAGGCGAACGCCTAGCGCGCTCCTACGACACGCGCCTGGGATACGCCCAGCAGACAGTCGAGCGCATTGTATATGAAAAGGTGTTCGGCGACCTGGACCTGCCGCAGCAACAAGAGCTATTCCACCGCGTGGAATCAGGCGGCATAACCCACGACCCGAATATCCTCGAACCGACCACGGGGCTATCGTTCGAGCGACGCCGACAGTATTACAACACCCTGCGCGCGTGGATTGAAGGTCTGTCCAAGAGAACCGATCCGGAGCTGTTGCCTGAAGACCGCCTAATCAAAGACGTGCCGTTCATCGCGCACCCGCCACTCGATCCGGTTGACCCCAAAAAGCCCGTTGACATATCGCGCAACCGCTACGGTGACAATCCGGGAATCGCCGTCCGCAAAGGAACCCTTGGCAAGCACCGACGCTTCCCGACCATGCTCGACCGCATGCGCGACGCCCCTGACAGCATGCCCAAGGAATGGGTACCCGCTAAAGAGGTAGCGGCTTGGGCTGCTGGGCGCATGCGAAATATCATCGCCACGCAATTCTTCCAAGCTGGCGAGAAGCTAGGTCTGCAGGTCCCCAAGCATTATTTCTACGAGCGACCAAACGGCACAATCCTGCATTTCGGTGGCCCGAATGCCGTAGGCAAAGAAAGCCACGACGCCGCTCAACGATATGCTTCTGAGCACGGCACGTTAGTCGCGCATGTTAAAGCGCTCCAACAGCTAGGGCTGACGAACGTCGCGGCACAGACCCGAAGCCTATCGGTGTATAAAGGCAAGCTAAAACTGCTAGCGCGGGTCAATACCGCGATGCAGAGCCTACTGACATCCAGCATCAAAAAACGCAACCTGGACCGTCAGCTGATGACCCTCTCGCGCGACCAGCGCCAGGCTATAGCAGGCGGCGTGATCAAGGGCGCACACCGCAATGTGGAGCTAAACACAAAGCGCCTGGCGTACTTTGCCAAGCGCTCGCAAGACATTCTCGCGCAATATCTGCAGGTCCAGGTGGACAATTTCGAGCGCTCCAAATACCTAGAGATTTTCAACCGCGAGAAATCCATAGCCGAAAAGCAAATGATGGAGGCCATTGACGCGGACGTGGCCGAGCACTACGCCAAACAAGGCTTGAGCGAAGCGGGCGAGAGTTTGCGGACGGGCATACCCGGTACCAAATACAGCGCGCTCAAGCCCTCGCTTGCAGAATACATGGTCGAGTCCGGCGCGTCGCATAAAGAGGCCGATGCGCTGTCGGGTTGGATGGACCGCATACTCATGTACGCGCGTATCGGGATTATTTCCAACCCGATCATTCACGTCATGTGGAACCAGCTGCACGCCTACCTGGCCGCTGGTGGCGACCTCAACGTCTTCAACCCGCTCAACAAGGGTGGGGTATGGTCGCCCATATCGCGGACGTGGTTCCGGCGCGGCGTGGACGCTGGGTTATTCTCCAACATGCGGTCGAACCGGTCGCTCATGCTGGGCGCGAACATCGCCAAAATAATGACCGTGCCGGTGAGCAAGCTGAACCCGCTAGAGCAAATTGATTGGGCGATGACCAAAGGCTGGCAGGCCAACCAGCATTTCGTGTTCGACATGATGGATCACCGGCTCTCGATGGACCTGTTCCGCAAGTTTATCAGGCTGGGATACTCCGATGGTGAGGCTGCGCGGGCTGCGCGCAAGGCGTTAGGCGATTACTTGAACATCACGCCGTGGGAAAAGCGCCGTCAGCTCAACCGGGTGTTCTTCTTCTATCCGTGGATGAAGACGGTCGTGCCGTTCTGGACGAAAATGGGAGTTCAAAAGCCGCAGTATTGGAACGCTCCATCTGCGGCTATCCGCGACTACAACCAGCAGTACGGCTACAACATTCCTGGCTCGGGCTTAGAAGAATCAAACCCATTCGCGCTGCACGTCGCGGGCGACCCCAACGCGCTCACGCTACCGTTCCCCGAGCGTTACTTTGGATGGGCGGCGCAGGTGGCGCTGGGTGACGACTACGGATCGAACCGGCTCATCGCTCACACCAGCAAAGGAACGTACGGTCTTTTGGGCCACCTCAACCCGTTTCTGGCAACCGGAGCCTCGGCGTTCGCAACGCTTGTTTCCGACCCAGCCATGCCCGGCGAGAAGCCGTACATCATGTTCGACAAGCGCCAGAGTTTCGGGCGCAATGCGCGTGACGTGGGAGCTGCCATAGGCGGTAGCTTCCTCGCCCCGCTTTCACGGCTTGGCTTGCTGTCTGGCGAAAGCGGCGTGGGACCGATGGGCAAGGACGCCAAGATGGAGGCGATACTGTCTTGGGTTCCAGGCGGCTTCATCAAGAAGGGTTACGATCCGGTGTGGGCCGGGTATTTCCGAACAGCAGAACGCCAGCTCGCCGAGCTGCACACCTACTACGGCCACAATCCGCAAATACAGGGACAGATAGACGACCTGCTCGACCGTCTGCGCGTAGGCGACAAGCTAGCCGCCTACAAAGCGCACCTGCTGTTCCAGTTAGCCAACCCGCGTAGCTTGGGCGTGAGCACCCCCAGCATAGCGCCATGACCAAAAAGGTAGCGTCCCGCATGGGAAGAACCGTAGCAAGAACGAGGGGGTACTGACATGCC